TTGCCGATATGCGAGCTACTATACTGAACCAGGACTTATAACGGACAATCTTAAGGAGCAAATTTTGGACATCCGAGATTCAGGCAAATATTCAATGTTTGATATCTACGGTGTCCAGAGAGAAGCCTACAACAATGACTACTTTGAACTTGTATTGTTTATCGACGAGTACAAGAAAGAATACCTGGAATTCATACTTTATGGAGAATAGAATTATCAGCCAAGCACTTCGAAAGAGGTGCTTTTAGTTTGCACAGAATTAGTTGGAGGAGGTAGAAAATGCAGATACCTATACTTGGAAGGCTATTCAGGTCAAGAGATAAGCCAATCGCAAATACATACTATGGAAGCAACTACAGTTTCTTTTTTGGAAGCACCAGTAGCGGCAAAACAGTGAACGAGAGGACAGCAATGCAGACCACAGCGGTGTATGCGTGTGTCAGGATCCTTGCTGAAACAATTGCTAGCCTGCCGCTTCATGTATATGAGCATACACCAAGTGGCAAGGAAAAGGCCCTGGACCACAGGCTTTACCGAATTCTCCATGATGAACCAAATCCTGAGATGACTTCATTTGTGTTCAGAGAAACACTTATGAGTCATCTTTTGCTTTGGGGCAATGCTTATGCTCAGATCATTAGAGATGGTAGAGGAAATGTGTTGTCACTGTATCCGCTGCTCCCAGACCGAATAGCAGTAGATAGGAACTCAAATGGAGATCTGATTTACGAATACAGGAATGAATTAGGTTCAACCAAGCTCAGACGAGAGGACGTGCTTCACATTCCAGGGCTAGGCTTTGATGGATTGGTTGGATACTCGCCAATAGCCATGGCAAAGAATGCTGTGGGAATGGCCATAGCGACAGAAGAGTATGGAGCAACATTCTTCGCTAATGGGGCTAATCCAGGCGGAGTTCTCGAGCATCCGGGTGTTGTTAAGGATCCTAAGCGAGTAAGGGATAGCTGGAATGCTGTATACCAAGGCAGCGGCAATGCACATAGGGTAGCTGTCCTCGAGGAAGGAATGAAGTTTCAGAGCATTGGAATACCGCCTGAGCAAGCACAATTCCTGGAGACAAGGAAGTTCCAGACTGAGGAAATTTGCAGGATATTCAGGGTGCCACCACATCTTGTTGCATCCCTTGATAGAGCTACATTCTCGAATATCGAACACCAGTCGATAAGCTTCATAGACAACACAATAATCCCCTGGGTATCAAGGCTTGAGCAATCCATGCAAAAGGCCTTGTTTTCATATGACGATAAAAATAAGTACTTCGTTAAATTCAACTTGAATGGAAGGCTTCGAGGCGATGCAGCTTCAAGAGCAAGCTTCTATCAGACTATGAGACAGAACGGAATAATGTCAGCAAATGACATAAGGGAGTTGGAGGAGATGAATCTTATACCAGAGGAGCTTGGAGGAAACAAGTACATGGTAAACGCTGCAATGATCGATATGGCTGATGTGAGTGCATTACCAGCTACAACTGCTGAAGGAGGTGAGAAAGAAAATGAAAAGGAAGTTTTGGAACTTCATGGAAGGGAGCGAAAGCCGAACGCTATACCTTGAAGGCGCAATTGCAAATGAAACCTGGTACGGCGATGAGGTCACACCAAAGATGTTTAAATCAGAGCTCATGAGCGGGAGTGGTGACCTAACCGTATGGATCAACTCACCAGGTGGCGATGTCTTTGCAGCTAGCCAGATCTACAACATGCTGAAGGAGTATTCAGGGAATGTGACTGTGAAAATAGACGGCCTTGCTGCAAGTGCAGCCTCAGTCATTGCAATGGCTGGAAGTAAGGTCATGATGTCCCCGGTTTCGATGCTCATGGTGCATAATCCGATGACTATGGCTTTTGGAGATGCTGTGGAAATGGAGAAGGCTATAGCAATGCTTGGTGAGGTTAAGGAAAGCATAGTCAATGCTTATGAACTTAAGACGGGGCTATCAAGAACCAAGCTATCTCACTTCATGGATGCTGAGAGCTGGTTCAATGCTAAGAAGGCTGTGGAGCTAGGCTTTGCTGATGAGGTCATGTTTGAGACTGGAAAGGAAGAGTCACATGCCATTGAAGGTGCTGTATTCAGCAAGATGACTGTATTAAACTCCTTGAAGGAGAAGTTTCCTGAGAAGGAAAAGGAAACTGCAATCGGTGAACTCGATAAGAGACTAAGTCTCTTGAAATATTAGGAGGAAATGAATGAATAAGATATTGGAACTTAGAGAGAAAAGAGCAAAAGCATGGGATGCAGCAAAGGCATTCCTCGATGCAAAGAGAGGAAATGACGGACTTATCTCAGCTGAAGATACAGCAACCTACGACAAGATGGAAGCTGACGTTGTGAACCTTGGAAAGGAGATTGATAGACTTGAAAGGCAGCAGGCACTTGACCTTGAACTTTCTAAGGCGGTCAATACCCCCATAACCATGAAACCAAATGGTGGAATGGAGATGAAGACCGGAAGAGCAACCGATGAGTACAAGGCAGCTTTCTGGAAGGCTCTGAGAAGCAAGAACAGCTTCGATGTTCAGAATGCGCTGCAGATAGGCACGGACAGCGAAGGAGGCTACCTAGCACCTGACGAGTTTGAAAAGATCCTTATACAGGCTCTTGAGGAGGAGAACCTGTTCAGAAGCCTGGCAAAGATAATATCCACATCCTCAGGTGACAGGAAGATACCTGTTGTAGCAACAAAGGGAACTGCATCCTGGGTTGATGAGGAAGCACCGATACCTGAATCCGACGATTCATTCGGTCTTGTATCAATTGGAGCTTATAAGCTGGCTACAATGATCAAGGTTTCTGAAGAGCTCCTGAACGACAGCGTGTTCAACCTTGAAGCATACATAGCCAAGGAGTTTGCTAGGAGAATAGGAACAAAGGAAGAGGAAGCTTTCTTCATAGGTGATGGTACCGGTAAGCCTACAGGCATATTCAATGCAACAGGCGGAGCCACACTTGGCGTTACTGCAGCATCAGCTACAGCGATTACTGTGGATGAGGTTATGGATCTATTCTATAGCCTGAAGTCCCCATACAGAAAGAACGCCACATTCATCATGAATGATGCTACGGTTAAGGCAATAAGGAAGCTGAAGGATGGCAGCGGCCAGTACATTTGGCAGCCTTCAATCACTGCAGGAACTCCTGACACCATACTGAACAGACCAGTGAAAACCTCAACCTATGTGCCGACAATAGCATCTGCAGCAAAGAGCATAGCCTTTGGTGACTTCGGATACTATTGGGTAGCAGACAGGCAGGGCAGGTCATTCCAGAGGCTTAACGAACTCTACGCTGCAACTGGTCAGGTAGGTTTCAAGGCAACTCAGAGGGTAGATGGTAAGCTCATACTTCCTGAGGCCATAAAGGTCCTCCAGCAGAAAGTGTAGGTGAAGGAATATGAGTAATGTTAAGAACTACACTGAGCAAGGTGGAGAAAAGACAGTAATTGGAGGAGAGCTTGACATCGTAACGGGTGGCAAGCTCTCTTTCTCTGGAAGTGAGATGAAGCCTGCAGCTCTGCAGGCTGACAGCGTAGCTTCCACAGTGGCTGGAGTGGTCGTTGATCTGAATGCTCTGATAGCAAAGCTTAAGGCTGCAGGGCTTATGCTATCAGAATAACCAACTATGATTCAATGTGTATCTAGGGGCTTAAATATATCTCGTTAAATATTAGTCTATCCTTTATCTGGTAATACAGTTTGTGATACTATTAGTTTTAGTGCAAATCATGCATAATTATTTATTTAGGAGGCTAATAGGATGGTTGCCAAAGATAAGACCAGAATACTACTGACTTTGCCAATAGACTTAAAAGAAGAATTACAGAAAGAAGCCAAAGATGTAAACAGAAGTTTGAATAATTATATTTTGATAAAATTACTAAATAGAGACTAATGATGCTTAGGAGACCGAATAGGTCTCTTTTTATATGCATGAAAGGTGGTGAGTGTGTTGGTTACGCTCGAAGAAGTAAAACAGTTTTTGAAAATAGATGGAGATGAGGACAATGCACTCATCTCCTCTTTCATCAGTACAAGTGAAGAAATCTGTGAGAATATCCTAAGGTTCCCACTTTCAGAGCTAACTGTTGTTCCTGAGTCAATAAGGCAGGCGGCCCTATACTGTATAGGAAATCTTTACGAGAAGAGAGAAGATCTTAATATGAAGGAAGTCATCAATGTGGTGATAGGCCTGCTTTCACCATATAGGAAAGACGGGTGGTAATCATGACCATTGGTGAAATGAGACATAGGATAACGATTCAGAGAGTCACAATATCAACGAATGATAATGGGTACGAGATGGAGACACCTGAATTAATAAAGGAAGTGTGGGCTAAGGTATCTAACCTGCATGGAAGCGAGTTCTTTGCAGCCAAAGCGATTCAAGCAGAGAATACTGTGAAATTCACCGTAAGGTACATGAGAGGGCTGGATCAGTCAATGCAGATCCTTTTTCAAGGTAAGGTCTACAACATTACCGCCATCGATAACATCAAATATCGGAATGAGTATATCGAGATACTGGCAAAGGAGGTAGACTTCAATGGCTAAAATCTCACTTGAAGGGATGCAGGAACTTATCGATAAGGTTAATAAGCTTGGAGATAAGGGCGAGACAATTAAGAAAAGAACATTGGGTATAGCTGGTGACTTGGTTAAGAAAAGCATGGAAGAAAAAGCTCCCAGATCCAAGGATACTAAGAAACATATGGCTGATCATATCAAGGTATCTAAGAAAGAGAAGGCTGACGGGATTGATTTTGTGAACATTGGTCCAACCAAGGATGATGCATCAGAATTCTTCTATTCGAAGTTCACTGAATTTGGAACATCAAAGATACCTGCTCAGCATTGGGCTGAGAAGTCACTTAAGGAAAACCAAAGAGAAATCAATAATGTGATAAGAGAGGAACTTGAAAGGGGACTGAAGGAGTTTGAATAAAAAGATACTAGAAGCTTTGACACCTCTTGGAGTCCCTGTGAAATTCCAGAAACATTCAGGGGCTGCCACTCAATACATTACATTCCATGAATACTTCCAAGTAGGTGAGGCTTATGAAGACGATGAGGAAAGCCTGACAGGAAGATATTTGCAGGTTGATATATGGTCAAAGATCGATTATGAAATCCTAGTGGTTCAAGTGAAGAGTCAGATGAAGAACGCTGGTTTTACTCGAATAGACGAAGCTGATCTCTATGAAGCGGACACCGGGATTTACCATAAGGCGCTAAGGTACTACTACCTAGAAGAAAGAGAGGGATAAAATGCCTAGACAAATAGGACTTAAAGATATTCACATCGCTACTGTTACTAAGGACGACGGAACTGGAGCAACCTATGGAGTTCCAGAGAAGCTGGAAAGGGCTGTTAGTGCTAAAATATCACCAAAAGTAAACTCAGAGAACATTTACTCTGATGATATTGTGGAGGATGTCATTTCAGCATTTGACAGTGTAGAAGTTGAGATTGAGCTCAACCAGCTTTCACTCACAAGTCGGGCTACACTCCAGGGAGCAAAGGTTGTTAAGGGAGTTCTCATTGAAAGTAAGGATGATCTCCCACCTACAATTGCCATGGGTTTCAAATCAAAGAAGGCAAATGGGAAGTACAGGTTCGTGTGGCTCCTCAAGGGCAAGTTCGAGCTGACAGCAGATGAGTTTGACACTGAAGCAGGAAAACCTGCCCCAAAGAGCTCTAAACTGAAAGGTACTTTCTTTGCGAGAGACTTCGACGGAAACTACAGGTTCATTGCTGATGAGGATGAAGTTGGAGCAGATCCAACAACAATCTCTGGATGGTTCACGGCAGTTCCTGCTGAGCCTACACCGATATAGGAGGATAACAATTGAAGGGAAATGAGCTAAAGGATAAGGGTATCAAATTTACCCTTGGAGAAAAAGAATATGAGTTGAAGTTCAATCTGAACACATTCTGCGAGCTGGAAGAAATATATGGGGATTTGAACAAGGCCTTCGATGATCTACAGAGAATGCGGATCAAGGCTGTTAGAGCTCTTGTATATGCAGCAGTTAAGGTCGAGGATGAAAGTGTAACACTTAAGAATGTGGGATCCATGCTGGGCCTTGATGATCTTGAAAGGCTCGGCACGGTAATCAATGAAGCGCTAAGTATTGCAATGCCTGAGGTTGATGAAACCTCGGGGGAAGTGAAAGCCACTCAGGTTCCATAGAATGGGACTGGCAGTGGCTATTTTATTTGGGGACTGTGATCCTCAAAATGACTGAAGAACAGTTTTGGAAAAGTACTCCAAAAAAGCTACATGGGCTGTTCAGAATCTACAAAGCAGTAAATGGCATTGAGGACAATAGAGTTGACACAATCGACAACATTCCATTGTAAAGGAGGTGGTAAATTTGGCTGGAGGAAGTAGTACAGTAGTAGCAAGAATTGGACTTGATGATACAGGATTCCAGGAAGGAGTCAATAAAATCCAGAGAAGCTTGAAGCTTGTGCAGAGCGAATTTACCGCAGCCAGTGCAAAGCTTGGAGACTTCGGAAAGTCAGCAGAAGGCTTGAAGCTAAAGGCTGATAGCCTGAACCAGCTGATTGAGATACAAAAAGGAAAAGTCGAAGCTCTCTCCAAGAGTTACCAGGAAAGTGTGGAGAAAAAAGGTGAAGACTCAAAGGCTTCTGAAAACCTGAAAATTAAGCTGAACTATGCAAATGCAGAGCTCAGCAAGATGCAGCAGGAACTTAAAGATACATCTGATGAGCTAAAGAAGAAAACCTCTGTGTGGAACTCTTTGTCTGAAGCCTTGGATAAGGCTGGTGACAAGATGAAGGCGGTAGGAGAAAAGATGCAGTCAGTAGGCAAGAACCTATCCACTGCTGTGTCGCTTCCAATCCTCGGCATAGGTACTGCAGCCACAAAGATGGCCATGGACGCAATTGAGTCGGAAAATCTATTCGAAGTGTCAATGGGGGGGCTCGCTGGAGAAGCTAGAGGTTGGTCTGAAGAGATGTCTAAGGCTCTTGGTCTTAATGCATACAATGTAAGGAGCAATGTGGCTACCTACAACGCTATGCTTACTTCCATGGGTCTTGCTTCAGATGAATCACTAGGAATGTCAGAAGGTCTTACTAAGCTGGCCTATGACATGGCATCCTTTTACAACCTTAGTCCTGATGAAGCTTTTAACAAGCTACGGGCTGGAATATCAGGAGAGGCTGAGCCGCTTAAGGCACTTGGAATACTGGTCAATGACAACACAATAAAGACTTATGCATATACCCATGGAATAGCAAAGCAGGGTGAAGAGCTTACAGAAGCTCAGAAGGTACAGGCAAGGTATGGAGTAATCCTTGATTCAACTAAGAATGCACAGGGAGACCTGGCTAGAACCATGGACAGTCCAACTAATAAGATAAGAGCAATGAAGGAACAGGCTGAGCTTATTGGCATTCAGTTCGGACAGATCCTCATACCGATACTTGAAAGCCTGATTGGTGTAGTGAAGCCACTCATGGACAGCTTCCAGGGTCTATCTAAGGAGCAGCAGGAGATGATAGTGAAGGTTGCCCTTGTTGCTGCCGCTGTGGGGCCTGTTATCCTTGTCATGGGCAAGGTCGTATCAATTGTTGGTGCAGCAGTGTCGGCCTTCAGTGCTGTTTCGGGGGCAATATCTGCAGCAGGTGGAGTCATAGCGATAATAACCGGGCCAATAGGAATAGCTGTTGCTGCAATAGGAGGACTCATAGCAGTTGGAGTGCTTCTTTACAAGAACTGGGACACTATTAAGGCAACAGGAATAAGTGTCTGGAATGGAGTAACTAGCACAGTATCAAGTTCGATAAACAAGGCTAGAGATGCTGTGAAATCAGCAATTGACGCCATCGTAGGTTTCTTCAAGAACTTGATACTACCTGAGTTCAAGCTGCCTCAGGTCAAGCTCCCGCACTTTGAGATAACTGGTAAGTTCAGCCTTTCACCACCACAAGTACCATCCTTTGGGATTAAGTGGTACAGGGAAGGCGGTCTTATACTGGATCCTACAATATTTGGATTTGATGGTAACTCGTTTCTTGCAGGCGGCGAGTCAGGAACTGGTGGTGAAGCTATACTGCCGCTTAACAGACTGGTACCAATAATGGCTGATGCAATGAGGTCCCTTAGTGTGGACAGTGGTGATGAGCTTAAAGAGATGATCTACCTATTAAGGCAAATCGCAGCAAAGAAAGTTGATGTGTACCTTGATGGCAGGAAACTTACAAGTGGCCTCTATGATTACTTTGATGAACTAATGTCAAAAAGCCTTGCTGACGAAAGATTATCGAGGGGAGGGGTATACTGATGGGGGAATACTTTGTATTTAAAGGAATTGATTCAAGAGACTATTCTATTGTTGTTAACACTCTCCCTCCAATCCAGTCAGCAAAAGAAGAAGGGGAATTTCTCAAGGTTCCTGGTAGGGATGGGTATTTGTTCCAGGATCATGGAAGCTTAGCTCATGTTGAGAAAGAGCTGGAGATAACACTTAAGGACGTAGACCAGCTTAATGCTATTAAGACCTGGTTACGAGGAAGTGGGAACTTGGTACTTTCAAGTGAGACAGATGTTTTCTTCAAGGCAATGCTTATTGGGTCAATTGACTTCAAGAAACTCCTATACCTAAGAACAGCAAAGTTAAAGTTTGTCTGCCAGCCATACGGTTACCTGGAAAGTGGATTGACAGTCCAGACCATAACTGTACCGGGAGGTCTTGTGAATCCTGGAACTACAGTTTCAAGACCGATAATCACTGTGTTGGGTACTGGTAGCATAACTCTATCAGTGAATTCAACGAATGTTATCCTTACGAATGTAGTGGACTATGTGACCCTAAACAGCGAAATCGAGGAGGCATACAAGGACCTTCTTGGAAAGAATAACGATATGCAGGGTGTGTTTCCGATGTTTGTCCAAGGTAATAACTCAATCTCATGGAGTGGAACAGTAACAAAGCTTGAGATAGTGCCCAACTGGAGAAATCTATAGGAGGTGGAGGTTTGATCAGGCTATTTGAAAAAGATGCAACAGTCTTCACATCCAACGGAATAAATGTGCTTAATAACATTATTAGGGCTACCTCAAAAGAAATTCTAAACGGTCTCTACAGTGCTGAATTTGAAGCAATTTACGATACTACTGGAAAATGGAAAGAGATCACAGAAGGAAGGATTATTCACGCTGATGGCCAACCCTTCAGGATATATAAGACCAGGAAAGGCATGACAAGCCTTTATGTATATTCACGTCATGTGTTCTGGGACTTGGTATACAACGAGGTCAGGGATATTAGACCAACAAACAAAGGAGCTCAAGCTGCCCTGGAAGATATTCTTGGGGCAGCTAATTATTTGCACCCATTTACAGCCTTCTCAGATATTTCAACACCAGTGACTCAGTATTTCATAAACAGGAACATTGTTGACTGTATTATGGGGAGTGACAGCATTATCTCCAAGTGGAATGGCGAACTAAAATTAGACGGTTGGCTCATCTCGATTCTAATTCAAAGAGGCCTGGATAATGGAGTTACCATCTCATACAGGAAGAATATTCTGGATGTGGAAGTAACGGAAGACTACGATGCCTTAGTAACCAGGATTAGGCCAAAAGGTAAAGACGGATTGGAGCTCCCCGAAGTTTATGTTGATAGTCCATATATTGGATCCCATGTTTTTCCAAGAATTAAGGAAGTGGAGTTCGATATTGGTATAGACGAGGAAACAACTGAAGAAGAGGCGATTACACAACTTAGAGAGGCTGCTGCTTCCTACTTCACAGAGACTAAGTGCGACATTCCAGTTACTAACATCAAAGTAGACATGTTAAACCTGGAAAATACTGAGGAATACAGGAATTTCAGCAATTTAGTTAAGGTGGAGCTTGGGGATACAGTAACTTGTAAGTATCTCGACTTAGGTATTGACCACAAATCAAGAATTATCAGCATTGAGAAGGATTTGCTTCTTGGCAGAACTTCAATGGTTGAGATCGGGGATTTCAAGGAAAGGATGTCAGGGAGTATTACAAAGATTTCTGACACACAAAAAGTGTTAGCCCAGACTGTAGAGAGAAATAATTCGGACTTAAGTGCTGCAATCTTAAATGCAACATCACTTCTTACTACAGCACTTGGAGGTTATGTACTAAAGCGCAACGGCGAAATCCTAATCATGGATACTGATGATCCAGCAACAGCTCAGAAGATATGGCGATGGAATATAAATGGATTAGGTTACAGTTCATCAGGAATAAACGGTAACTTTCCGATAGCAATAACCAATGATGGAAGGATCAATGCTTCCTTTGTAACAACTGGTGAGCTCAGTGCAAATATAGTAAAGACGGGAATCCTTCAATCAGCGAATGGATCCAGTTGGATAAACCTGGCTGATGGTACTTTCAGCCTTGGAGCTGGAAGGGTAACAAACAATGATATAAGTTACTTCGGAACATCAATAGAGCAGGCGCTTAACGGAAAGGCTGATATGAGCACTGTCGAAGACATCAATCAGTACTTCAAATTCAATGACGTAACAGGTCTAACCATAGGGGACAATAACAGCAACCTTAAGATAAACATCACCAATCAGCAGATGAACTTCAAAGATGGAGAAGCTACAGTTGCATACATCAATGGACAGATCATGTATATCAAGTCAGTGCAGGTGCTGGATTCAATGGTTGTTGGAAATCATAAGGTGGAAAAATATGATGCAAATATTACTCTGGTCAGGTGGATTGGATAGGAGGTGAGTGTGATTGGCGTTATCAGGAAGTTATTCATACGATTCATGGTACTGGTATAACGATATTTTTTATTTGGGTTGGGACTGGAGTGCTACCCAGGACATTAATGCTAATACGAGCACAATTAGCATCACCATCAAACTCTGGCGAAATAATACTTCAGCTGATATCAATTCAACAGCTGGGAAAACTGGAACCATAACATGCAATGGAACAACCACAACCTTCAGTCCAAACTATGTTACCCTTTTGGATCCAACACTTGTAAGGATACTTGGAACTACGACTAGGGTAATAAATCACAACTCTGAAGGGCAGGCCTCATTCACAATTGGGGGAACACAACAGTTTAATGTTAACTTCGCAGCAGGTTACATTGGCACTGTGACTATACCTACACAGAGCTACACGCTGGATACAATTCCACGGGTTTCATTAATAACAAGCTTTCCTGACTTCACTATCGGATCCGGAGTGACAGTAACTGCTCCAAGGTATTCAACAAGTTTCAACAACACTTTCCAGATAAACATCGGAGGTACGGTAATTGAGACAACCGGTGACTTGGCTCAGGATAGTTACACTTTCTCTGCAGCACAGCTCGATGAGATATATACAACGATACCTTCATCAATTTCAACTACGGCTACAGCTTATGTGACCACAAAGCTTAACGGATCCCAGATTGGAAGCACTCAGAGCGCTTCTGCAACTGCCAATGTAGGATCGGACATCATTCCAACCCTTTCGAGCGTAAGTGCTGCTGAGACAGTAACTGCAGTTGCAAACCTGACACTTGGCACAAATAACTTTGCTCAAACTCTGAGTAGGATCCAATTTACCATTAATGGTGCTACAGGGGTAAAGTCCAGCTCCATCTCTACATACAAGGTAGTCTTTAACTCTGCAACATACACCAATACATCTAGCATAGTAGGCACAACCGGAGCAATAACCTCGACTGGAGCAATAGTTGCAACAGCAACGGTTACTGATAGCCGAGGGAGAGCAAGCACTTCAAAGACTGTAACATGTACGTTATTAACGTACAATGCTCCTGAAATTTCTGCTTTTTCAGCGTTTAGAAGTGACAGTGGAGGCAATGCTTCGCCACTCGGAACATATGGTAAATACACTGCAGCTGCAACAATAAGCAGCCTTAATAGCAAGAATCAGATAACATATTCAATAAAATCAAAGCTTAGAACCAGCGGTACTTGGACTACCACCCACATAAGTACAAGTCTTGCTGTTGGTACTACTTCGTTAAGTGTTAGTCCGGTATATGGAACCTATACGGCGACTACCAGCTATGATCTCCTGTTAACGGTAAGCGATAAATTCAACTCAGTGACAGCTGGGTATGTGCTCTCGAGCGGCGAAGTTGCAATGTCCTGGAGCAAGACTGGAATAGGAGTTGGTAAGGTCTGGGAGCAGGGTGCATTAGATATCGGAGGAGATGCTTTCTACAAGGGAACAATACTAGAGAGTAGTTTCGTATCCGGAGCTGCAACGCTAATAGGGAGAACTCTCTCTCCGCTTGCAACCTTGGCATCAGCATCAGCCTGGGGAGATCTGCCTAATGGTTATTGTGGATTCATTTCTCATTCATCAGTAGGTGCTCCACCTGTATCCAACTATGGCTATTTTATAAAATTTGCATCCAGAGACATGTCCAGAGGGTGGGGCGGAATCTGGATAGACTATAGTGGCACAGGTAATGCATTCTTTGGGAGGACTACAGATGGGAATGTGGCTGCATCATGGACTAGGATTTATACCTCAGATGCTGCAGTATCCCATGCTCATGATAATACTTCAATTTCCATTTCGGACTATGTGAGTGGGACAACTCCAAAGGTAGCTGGAATAATCTCAGGAACAGGCGCTCCGCCTACAGCAAGCACAGTGCCTACAGGAACTGTGTACCTGAAGTATGTGTAAGGAGAAGAGTAATGGGAACAGTAACAATAAATGCTAATGTAGACAATAACTGCCTTCAGGATGGACCGAATAGCGTATATCGAACTGCAACAAGCAATACACTTAGGCAGACAAGCGCCACAGCTAGAATAATGGCCCTCAATTGGGACTTAAGTTCTATCCCTGCAAACTGCAGGATAAACTCAGCTACTCTGTATCTCAGGCTTTATAGTCTTGAGTCTGGGTCAGTGACAATTTATGCTCAGAGATGGCTTGCAGCATGGGGTGCAACTACAATAACCTGGAACAACATGCCGTCAGCTACAGGTGATGGTGACAGTTCAGTTAGCACAGGAACCACACTTAATGTTGATGTGGCTGTACCTGTAACTAATATCGTAAAAGCCTGGTATGAAGGTGGAGCAGGCAAGTATGGGATCAAGGTTCTCTCGAGCACTGCAACCATGGCCTACTTCAGAACACAGGAAAGTGCAGCACCAAACAATGTATACAATCCTAGGCTTTATGTTGATTACAGCGAGGTACCAGCATTTCAGATAAATGTAGGTGACGTTTGGAAGCAGCCTTCAACTATGTATGTAAACATAAGCGATACATGGAGGCAGGTGGTCCAAGCATATATAAATGTGGGGGATGCCTGGAGAGAGGTAAAGTAAGGAGGATGAAATGATAAGCCACATAACAATATATAAGTACGACGACAGTTACCAAATCAGGTATTTCAAAGATACTGTATCCAAGGAGATTGTGATTCAGAAAGCGACTGAAGAGTTAAGAGTGGTAATTGAAAACCTGGTAGGACTCCTAAATAAGGACCTTCTGCCTGAAGAGAGGATAATTGAGCTTACTGCTGAAGTTGCTCGAGTTCAGATAGAGAAGGAAGAAGTGGTGAATCTTAATACTAAATACAAGGAAACGCTTCTGGAGACGGAGCTAACCATCGAGCAGATGCTTGAGCTCATGGAGATTTACCCTCTATGGGAACCAGGGCTTGACTACTCTGCAGGCGCTATTTTGAAATATGAGAGTAAGCTTTATGAAGTTCTTGCACCAGGTCACACATCACAGGCAGATTGGACTCCAGATGTCACTCCAGCTCTATTTAAGAAGATTGTGCCAGAAGGGGTAATTCCAGAATGGATCCAGCCAACAGGCAGCCACGATGCCTACAACACGAGAGATAGGGTGACATTTAATGGAACAGTATATGAATCCCTCATTGATGGTAATGTATGGAGTCCAGGAGTTTACCCATCGGGCTGGAGTTTAATGAGTTAAATTGATTATATTCCCATATTTAAATCTTGAGAATGTAATGACTTTAATTGCTGACCTGCAAATGAACTGAGAATGATTTAGATTCACAGCCAAAGGATGAAATAATACTTTTTGTAAGAGCCTTCGGGCTCTTTCTTTTTTAAGGAGGATTTTCAAATGAAAGACATTATTAACACGATTCAAATTGCCATTGCAGCTCTCGGAGGATATCTTGGTTATTTCTTAGGAGGCCTTGATGGGTTTCTCTATGCTTTGATAGCTTTCATTGTTATCGACTATTTGACCGGCATCATGGTGGCAGTCTTAGAAAAGAAGCTATCCAGTGAGGTCGGCTTCAGAGGAATTTTTAAGAAGGTGCTGATTTTCTCTTTGGTGGCGGTAGCACACATTATTGACGCAGAGCTTATAAGGACAGGTAGTGCCATTCGCACTGCGGTAATCTTCTTCTATTTGTCTAATGAAGGGATCAGCATTTTAGAAAATACAGCCAAAATCGGGCTGCCGATTCCGGCGAAACTCAAGACAGTGTTAGAACAGCTTAATAAGGAGGAAAAAGCATAATGGGGAAATCAATATATTTAAGTCCATCTACTCAGGAACATAACCAGGGCTATGGAAGCTATGGAGTTGAGGAAACAAGAATGAATGAAATAGCTGACGTCACACAAAAAGTGCTTCAGAATCATGGGGTGGATGTTTATAGGAACAGGCCAGAGTGGAGCTTGGGTCAGGTGGTGAAAGATAGCAATCGAGTTAAACCAGATCTGCATTTTGCCATTCATAGTAATGCTGGAGGAGGAAGGGGCGGTGAGGTCTTTGCTTATGCTGCAGGTGGTAATGGTGAAAAGGCGGCCAAGGCAATCTATTCAGAAATTGAACCGCTCACACCAACATCGGATCGAGGTGTAAAGTTTAATCCAAGCCTATACGAGCTTCGGAATACGAATGCACCGGCAGCGTTGGTGGAGATAGCTTTCCACGACAACGCAGAAGATGCTGCATGGATAGTCAGTAATATAGAAGCGATAGGGATAGCACTTGCTAAGGGCGTGTTGAAATATTTTGGCATTGCTTATAAGACAGAAAAAGTGGAAACCAATAGTTCAACTCATTATTATCGTGTTCAAATTGGAGCATATTCCGTCAAATCAAATGCAGAAGAACAGCTTGCGAAAGCAAAAAAAGCGGGATTTACAGACGCCTACATAAAATACGATTGATTTTGAAACGTGGCCTGAGGAGTGTAAAAGCTCTTCAGGCTTTTTTTTATGTTTGAAAATGGGGTTCGAATTAGCTTGGATTTTTGCATATAGGTGCAGGATGGTTTCCTGCAAAAGAGGAGGTCAACCTATATGCAAGTCACAAAAATTACAGACGGATCAAATACTAATGCCGTTTCAAAACGCAGGCCCTTAACACCGGATGAGTTTCAGCGTGAATTAGACTACTGGAGAGCTGAAAATATACTGAGAAAAATGCTGAAAGTGGGTCTGATTTCTGAGGATGAATTCGACAAAATCAATAAGCTAAACCGGCAGATTTTCTCCCCTTTATATGCACAGCTAATGCCTTAAATACCTTGATATAGTGGGCACTCAGAGGTAATATGTCACATACCTGAAGGAGGTGAGAATGGTGAGAAAAGTAACAAAAATATCGGCAGAATTAATAGCTGCAAAACCGAAGCTGAGAGTTGTAGCCTATTGCCGAGTTTCAACAGATAGTGATGAACAATTAGTCAGCCTTGAAGCTCAAAAGACACATTATGAATCCTTCATAAAAGCAAATCCGGAATGGGAGCTCGCAGGGATTTACTATGATGCGGGAATTACAGGCACCAAAAAGGAAAAGCGCACTGAATTATTGAGAATGCTGAAAGACTGTGAACAGAGGAAGATTGATTTCATAGTAACCAAGTCAATCAGCAGGTTTGCCAGAAATACAACAGATTGTCTTGAGCTAGTTCGTAAGCTGACCGACCTCGGAGTCTTCATATACTTTGAAAAAGAAAACATCAATACACAATCGATGGATAGTGAACTGATGTTAACGATCCTGAGCAGTCTGGCTGAAAGCGAGTCAATTTCTATTTCTGAAAACAGCAAATGGTCAATACAGAAGCGTTTCCAGAATGGGACATATAAACTCTCCTATCCACCCTATGGTTACGATTATTTGGATGGAGAGATGGTTGTGAACGAAGAACTGGCAGCAATAGTCAAACGCATTTTTGCAGAAGCCTTATCTGGCAAAGGAACTCATAAAATTGCTGATGGTCTGAAAAATGATGGCATACCCTCAAGAAGAAAAGCAAACTGGACGGCCACCACCGTTCGCGGGATTTTATGCAACGAGAGATACACAGGAGATGTGATTTTACAAAAGACCTACACCGATGAGCATTTCAACAGGCATTATAACTACGGTGAGAAGGATCAATACCTAATAAAGAAGCATCATGAAGCAATCATTAGCCATGAAGAATTCGAAGCTGTAGGTAAG